AGCAACATTTAGTAAATTAAAAGATGGTAGAAACAGTTGGCAAGAAATGAGATATTGTCAACCAGAATTTCCATTAATAAATGATAATATTTACAAAGATAATATAGAAAAGTATTGGAAGGATAAACCAGTAAGATTTGCATATATGAATAATTGTATTGGTTGTCACTGGAGAAGCCCTTTGTTACTTAAAAAAATGAGTGATAAACATCCAAACAAAATGAAATGGTTTGCAGACCAAGAAACAAGTAAAAGCAAATGGAGAAGTGATGTGATGTATAAAGATGTAATTAAATGGAAAACACAAACAGAATTATTCGATGATGATTTTAATAGTTGTGATTCTGGGTATTGTGGATTATAAAGAAATAAAAAAAAAGATTAATGAAGACTGAATACTTAATTAAGAAAATAGGTAATGAAGTTATAGACTTGTTATTAGAAAAGAACGCAGCCTACGGAGATACTGCAAACAATCCTTCTAATATATTTAGCAAGTTAGATTCTACCGAAGCAATCAAAGTTAGAATAGATGACAAGTTAGCAAGGATAAAAAACAAAGGATTAAACGACAAGACAGAAGATACACTTAGCGATTTAATTGGTTACTTAGTATTGTTAAAAATAGCATATATAAAAAATGAAAAGTAAAGGTTTAGGAGATAGCATAGAAAAGGTTACAAAGGCAACAGGAATAAAGAAAGCTACTGACTGGATATTTGACAAGTTAGGTAAGGACTGCGGGTGCGATGCGAGAAAAGAAAAGCTAAATAAAATGTTTCCTTACAAAGACCCTGAGTGTTTAACAGAAGAGGAGTATATATATTTAAAAGGATTCTTTAGTATTAATAAAAATGTAGTTAACAGTCCAGAACAAAAAGAACTATTAAAGATTCACAATAGAGTGTTTAAAACAAAACGTAAAACATCCAGCTGCGGTTCTTGTGTTAAAGGTTTAGTTGATACAATGAAAAGATTATATAACGAATATGAATACGAAAGAGAAAGCAAAAGCGATTGAAAGAAAGCTATTAGTATTTTTAAATAAATACAGAACAAATACAGAACAGAAAAATGAGCAAAGAAGATTTAATACCATTCAAAAAAGGGGAGAGCGGTAATCCTAAAGGTAGACCAAAAGGCTCAAAGAATAGAAGCACAATTCTAAAAGAAATAGCAGAGCTTAGGACAAAAGGAATTCATCCTGTTACTGGTGAAGAGGTTTGGATGACTAACGAATATAGAATGGCTATGGCTGTTATAGAGAAGGTTATACAAAAAGGAGATGCACAAGGCTTGAATATGGTGTTAGACAGTATATACGGAAAACAAAAAGATACTGTTGACGTAAACACAACAGAAGAAGTTAACTTTGATTTTAGAGAAGTAATTGGAAGAATTAAATCTCAATAAAAAATATTTAGTATTTAAAGAGTCATTTGCAAGGTACTTTATAGTAACTGGTGGTCGTGGTTCTGGTAAATCATTTGCTGTTAATTCAATACTATTATTACTTACCTACCAAGCTGGTCACACAATACTATTTACACGATTTACTTTAAGAGCTGCAAGCATTAGTATCATTCCAGAATTTATTGAGAAGTTAGAAATATTAAATCTAATTGATAAATTTAAAATAACAAAGGATGAAATAATTAACAAGGGTAACGGAAGCAAGATAATATTTAGAGGTATTAAAACAAGCTCAGGAGACCAAACAGCTAATCTTAAATCATTACAAGGCATTACTACTTGGGTAATGGATGAAGCAGAAGAACTTAATGATGAAGATATATTTGATAAAATTGATTTATCTGTTCGTAATAAAATACAAGAGAATAGAGTTATATTAATTCTTAACCCAACAACTAAAGAACATTTCATTTATAAAAGATGGTTTGAAGATAGAGGTGTTGCTGCTGGTAGTAACATAACAAAAGAAGATACTACCTATATACACACAACATATTTAGATAATATAGATAACCTTTCAGAAAGCTATATTAAGCAGATTGAAACAATGAAGGTTAGAAGGCCAAACAGATACAAGCATACAATTGAAGGTAGTTGGCTGGATAAAGCTGAGGGTGTTATTTTTACTGATTGGAGTATTGGAGAGTTTCAACAAGTAGGTAAAGTTGTATTTGGTCAAGATTATGGTTTCAGCAATGACCCAAGCACATTAGTTAAAACAAGTATAGACAAAGAAAATAAAGTTATCTATATACAACTATGCTTCTACCAAACTAAATTAACTACAAGCGAAATAGCAGTATTAAATAAAAAGTTTGCAGCAGATAATTTAATAGTTGGTGATTCAGCAGAACCAAGATTAATAACAGAACTAAGTAGAGATTGCAATGTTGTGCCAGCAATTAAAGGACAAGGAAGTATTACCTTTGGTATTAGTTTACTACAAGATTATGATTTAGTAATAACTGAAGATAGTACAGATTTAATTAAAGAGTTAAATAACTATTGTTGGTTAGAGAAGAAAAGCCAAACACCAGTAGATAATTTTAATCACGCTATTGATGCGCTGAGGTATGCTGTTAGCTACCAATTACAGAATCCAAGTTTAGGTGAATACCATATTTATTAAAGCGTTGCTTAAGCCACCCTTAAGCATTTAGATAAGATAAGAAAAGATAAGATATTAGAGGCATCCGATGTATATTAGTGTAAGTCCTCAGAAATTTATTATATTTGATTAAGCAAAAAATTAATTTGCGTTTTGGTAAAATAGGTAGTCGGCAAAAGAGCGTTGCCTATTTTTTTTATATTTGTATATAACGATTCACTAATTAAAACGTTTATATATAAATGAAACTTACAATTAACATACCTGAAACTCTAAATGAAGTTACTTTAAAGCAATACCAAAAGTGGTTAAAGATTGCTGAGGGTAAAGAACTGGATTCATTCTTACAACAGAAAATGATTGAGATTTTTTGTAATATACCACTAAAGAATGTTCTACAAATAAAAGCAAGCGACATTAATAATATTACTGAAGAACTTACAAAGCTGTTTAGTAATACACCTAAGTTTATAGATAGATTCGAAATGAATGGTAAAGAATTTGGATTTATACCTAAACTCGATGACATTAGCTTCGGTGAATACGTTGACTTAGATACCTACCTTGCTGACTGGGAGTCTATGCACAAAGCAATGAGTGTTTTATTTAGACCAATAACATTTAAAAAGAAAAAGCAATACTTAATAGAAGATTACGATAGTGCTGACAAGTACGACATGACAGAAATCACTTTAGATATTGCATTTGGTGCGCTTGTTTTTTTTTGGAATTTAAAGAGCGAATTACTGAAAACTACCCTGAACTATTTAGCAACTCAGGAGGAGGTAGAGCTTCCTCAGCAAATGCGGGATTCGCTGCAAAATGGGGCTGGTATCAATCTATCTATGGACTTACTAACGGGAACATTCTTAAATACGATAGTATCACAAAATCAAAACTCCACACCTGTTTAATGCACTTAGCATTTGAAAAGGATAAATATGAATTAGAACAACAACTATTAAAAAACAAATAATGACAAAAGACGATATATTAGAAGAATTAACAGAACGTAATTTATTAATCGAGAATGAACACATTATTCTGGTAGATGGATTTGAAGATGCGTTTATAGGTATATCAGCAAACAACCCAATTAAGGCAGTTTACGATTATTGGATATGTTTAGATTTATTAATACAAAGAGAAGGTGTAGACTTTGATGAAGCTATTGATAGCTTAGATGAATTTATTGAACAAGACTTAGGAGAACATACTCCAACTTATATAAAATTAGTATGAACAGTTTTTACAACATAATAGACAAGATTAAAGAAGTAGTTGTAGCAGAACCATTTAATAATGAAATAACATTTGGTGATATTGCTGACATTGATTTAAAGAAGCAGAGCTTATTTCCTTTAGCTCACGTAATGGTTAACAGCAGTACAATAAACAACAACTACGTAACTTTTAACATTACTATTTTCTTTATGGATTTAGTAGACATTAGCAACGAACAAGTAACTGATTTATATAGAGGTAATGACAACAGGCAAGATATATTAAACACACAATTAGCTTTAGCAACCAGAGTTATAAGAGTTTTACAAAAGAGTGATTTATATAGAGATAAATTTGAATTAATTAATACTGCAAGCTGCGAACCATTTACAGAAAGGTTTGACAATATGCTTG